AATGTGAAAAGGATGTTTGGATTCTTCGCACTGTTCAGAGAATGGATTGTTCCATCTGAATAATAGTTGTCTGAGTCCCGTATGACTTCACGGAAATCCTCGAAAGGAACCAAGCCTCGCATCCATCGGTATATCTCATGCCAGTTGGAGAAGTTCTCATCGACACCGAATGTTATCCTGAGTTGATCAAGTTGTATCGATGAACCAGGCACATGGACAGGCAAGAACATGTTTTGAACTGCAACTTCCCCGATGTTTATTCCTGGTATGTTGACTGAAGTACACCAGAAAGTCACATTGGGTATTCGTGTCAATGTGAACTTGAAGTTCGTGCTGAGAAGCGAGTTTATGCTGTCGGGATTCCTCAATCGTGCATTGAGGTCCAATCCCTGCTCGTTTATGGATGATTTCTTTGCCATATGAAATATGTATCCCTAAAAAAGAAATCGGGGGGATTTCTCCCCCCGACTCTTGGTTTGTTTAGTCAACTATCAGCCGACTACGTTGGCACCGATGCCGTGGAGATTGTCCACGCGGAAGATGCGGTAGTACTGGTTGGCGCGGTAGTTGCTTGCAACTGCCACATTCGTGGTGTTGACGAATGGATTGACTGCCATGCCGTAGCGAGTCTTGAAGCCAATCTTCGGCTGGAAGGTGGCATCATTGATTGCACGGACCATCTGTAGTGGGATGTATGGGCAGTAGAAGAGTCCTGCGTCGTATGGCGAGGTTCCCTTGTATCCAACGCAGACGAAGTCGCGTGCGCTGCTGTCAAGTCCAACAGTCGAGTAAGGATCGACATAGACCTTCATCTTGCCATTGAGAAGACCGACAAAGGTGTTGCCAGTGTCATCAACGTCGAGGTTGACATTGAGTGCAGGGCTGATGTTGAGGAAACCACCCATTGCAAGGGCAGAAGCAACGTCTGCCGAGCAGATGATGAAGTTGCCCTTTCCACGACGGGTATCCTTGGCAATGGTGTTTGCCTCGCGCTCAATCTGGAACATGAGTCCGCGGAACTTCTCAGCCGACCAACGACCATCTGAGTCTCTGAGAAGATCATAGACACCACCAGCAGCGGTAAGGGTTGTACCACCTGCACCACCGTTTGGTCTGAAGACATAGGTCACGCCAGCAGTCTTGTAGTAAAGATCGCTGTGCTGTGCGCCGAGTTTAGCGGTGGCATAAATCGAACGAACGACTTCGCGGTTGATTTCAGCAAGGATTTCCGTGCTGAGGATGTTCGAAAGTTCAGTCTCTGCATCCAACCCGTGGATTGCCTTGAGATCCTGAGCAAGTTCGATGGTGTACTCTGCCTTGAGAGCGCGAGTCTTTGCAACAACCGATGCACGATCAATCGTGAATGCCATCGTGTTGAAGTCGCCATTTGCTCCACCTTCACCTAGACCTTCGCCAAGTTCACGGCTCATTCCAGGTGCTGGTTCCCAACCATAAGAGTTACCGATACCACCACTTCCTACGGCAGTTAGTGCGTGGAGAGGATCGCCAACATATGTTGACTCATCAGTTCCGCTAAGACCACCAGATGCATTACCGGTGATACCAGAGAACCGAGTAAATGCTTCCTTGAACAATGCTTCAGGACCGATGCGGCTGTTGTAGGTTGACTTCATTGCGAAGATCAAGCCGGTGGGCGAGGTCATTGGCTGAACCGCGGCGACATCGTATGCCATTAGGTTTGGCATTGCGCGACGGACGAGCGAAATGAGGATAGGATCATATCCTGCAAGTCCCGACGATGTGCTGTAGTCAAGACCTGCTGCACCGATTCCGTTAGAAACCGAAGTTGCTTCGCGAAGTGCTTGCTCCTGATTCTCCAGGAGGATTGCCGTGACTGCACGGCGGTAGTTATCCTTGATGGGCGAGAGGCTGTCATGCTCCATGACTGGCTGCCACTTGCGCTCAAGTTGTTCGACTAGTGTGAAAGTACCCATTTCTATTTCTCCTTGATGTTAACAGGTATTACCTGCTCTTTAGACCTTTGCGTGACAATGCAGTTGTGTAGTGCTGCATGATTGAACTTACTGGTGCTGCTTCTTCTACAAGTTCCTGCTCCTCATCACCTGAGTCGAGAACGACCTCTTCGATGAGGTTCTCGGTCATTGGTGCTGGCTTGCGGACCTTGCGAGCATTTCCAAAATACGATTCCTTGAGGACTGCGAGTTTCTCCTCAAACATTGCCTCTGAGTCGAACTCCATGCCCTCTGCAAGAGTGCGGAGTTTCTCAACCTGAGTGTCTGCAAGACCATCGCAGTGTGATTCAAAGATGTCGTCGCAACGGAGTGCTAGGATTTCCTTGCGGAGTTCCATGTTCTCTGCAACGCGCTCGTTGATCTCATCCTTGAGTTCCTCGTTCTCCTCTTCCATGTCGGAGACGAGATCGATTTTTTCCTCTGGAATCTGAACATAGTTCTGTTCGAAGACTGCCTTGATTCCCTCAAGGAAGTTCTCAGCGATCTCGGTCTTGATGCCGCTCTCGGCAACAAGGCGGTTCTCATTGAGCCATTCCTCGGCAATGTAGGAGATGTAGTCGTTGATGCGACCCGATAGTTCGTCAACGATCTTCTCGGTGTTCTCCTGAATGGTCTGCTCGTAGGCTTCCTCAAGGCGCGAGACGATTGCATCGTAACGCTCGTTGATGGCTGCTTCGAAGACGGCGATTGCCTTGGTCTTGAACTCCTCGGACAAGTCCTCTCCATCGAACATGGCGGCAACATGCTCGCTCATGGTGAAGTCAGTCTTGTCGGGAATCTTTGCCTTGCCACGGAAAGGAACCTTTGAGGCAATCGTTGCCTTGTTGGTGCCAGACTTGTCATCCGTTGGACGGACGATCTTGGTCTTGCCACCTTCGGCATCTTGATCGTATGTCTCAGAGTCGAATGCTACTTCGTACTCCTCGCTGACATCCTCATCGTCCTCAAGTTCCTCATCCTCGTCAATGAGTTCCTCTTCCTCTTCGGAGAGTTCCTCTTCGTCGGATTCATCCTCGAAGTCTAGTTCGTCTTCCTCGTCAACGAATTCATCTTCATCAACTTCTTCCTCGTTGATGCTTGCTTCATCTTCAAGGATTTCTTCTTCTTCGAAAAACTCTTCTGGCTGTGGCATGAGAAATCTCCTTTATCTTCCCATATGTATAAAACTTAAAGTTTGGAAATGAAGTCCTTGAAGACTTCTAATTTTGCCTCGTCCAACTGACGAGAACTTGCCTTCTTTATTACATTCTTGTAGGAAGCGATGTGCTTCTCCTGAAGAATGCCGTTGTTCCATACCCATTCCTTGCCTTCCATGATGCCGTTTACGAAGGCATTTGGGGCTGAGGGATCTGCAACTATGTCAACGGTGGCAAGGCTGAAGTCGTCTTGAACTTCATTGACTCCATTCACTTGCTTTAGCGAACCCATGCCGCGCGAGGAAACGCCGAGGCGAACTCCTTCGTCAATGAGGTTCTTCACGATGTTTCCGTATGGTGTGTCTAGGATCTTTGCCTTTCCATAGACCACGGTTCCGTCCATCTTCATTTCCTTGATGATGTGCGAAACGCGATCAAGGTTCAGCGATGGTCCTTGGGGATGCCCTAGTTCTCCGAGAGAACGGTTTCCCTTTACATAAGTCTCGTTGTACTTCTCCACCTCGCGCTCCATGATGGCAGATGGATAGATTCTTCCGTTCTTGTTGATCTGCTCCGATTCCATGAAGATACCACGGATGAAGTAGTTCTTCTTGCCGCTGCCAGCATCCTCGACTAGGGTTTGAATATTGTCTTCCTTGTGTTCTGTGATCAGCAGCATGGTTTTCTCCTTAGCGGAACATTCCCTTGTTCTTGGTCTTGGCAGCCTGTGCGGGGGTCAGGTTTCCCGACTTGACGGCAGCATTGATGCGTGAGCCAAGGACTTCAGCCTTTGCAGTCTCGCGCTTGCCATCCTTGTCAAAGTCTGCCTTTGCAACTTGCTCAGAAACATCATTGAAGAGTTCTGCTGCCACCTCTTGCTTGAGGCTGTCAAGTTCGTCAGAGACGGCTGTGAAGAACAGGTTGTTTGCTATTTCCTTGGCAGAGACGAAGTCTTCGTCAACGATTGCCCTGATAAGTTCGTTCGTTTTGCTCATTTGTTTCTCCAATGTGGATATTTATTCTTTCTTCTTGCTAGACTTTTCCTTGGGGGGTGGAGCCATCTGTGCTTGCATCTGTGCCTGTTGCATCTGCTGCTGCATCTGTACATCACCCGTCATCTGCTGCGTAGTCACCTGTGTGCTTATCTGCGTGGGCAGGACTCCATCGGGATCAGTCTGCTTCTCACCTTCGATCTCGTTTCCTACATCGGCAATCTCATCATCCGACATTCGAAGAATGTTCTTCTGAATGAATCTCTTGGAGAAGTACTTGCCGAGGTATGGATCTGCCGAGTTCACAAGGTTCAACCTGTTGGTGAGGATCTCATTCTCCTTGGCTTCGGTGAAGTACGAATCCTTGCGGTAGTTGAACCTTATGCTCTGCTGAAGGTATTCCCAATCGTCCTTGGTGATGACACCCTTGAGGATCAACTGGGTCTTGAGCAGTTCCATGAAGAGTTCGGAGAACTTCTTGCGAAGGCGTTCGATGAAGCGGAAGAACTTGAGTTCGTCACGGGTGATCTCTGCCTGTCTTCCCATGTTGAAGCCGTTCTGATCGGTTTCAAGGCGGGAAGTCGGGACATTGAGAGACTTGTATAGTTTCTTCTGGAAGTAGAGGACATCGTCCATCTGCCCGAGGTTCTGCCCGCCTGGCAGTGTGGTGACTTCGGTTCCCTTGCCACCTTCACGGCGAGGCATCCAGAAGTCCTCAAGCATGGTCATGTGCCTTCTCTCATCCTTGAGTTCTCCTGTGGAGGCATCATAAACCAACTTGTTGCGGTAGCGGTTCATGATTTCCTTGAGATACTGCTCTGCCTTCTGCTTCGGTAGGCTTCCAACGTCGATGTAGAACACCCTGCGTTC